AATAGCTTTAATCATGTAAGTTCCTGTCTGTGCAGGAAGTGTAATTGAGTTTGCAGGTTTACCTATTTTTTTAGCTACAATTAAACCTTCTTCAAATTTTGCACCTGAAGTTAAAGGTGTGTGCCTAACTATGTAATGTGATAAATCTAAGTCAGACACAGGTGTCCAATTAAGATGCACAATATCTCCAACAACATTGCTAGAAAAATTAGTCACATCAGAAGGTGGTGCTGTCTTACCGATAACTTCGTGAGTTGTTGTAGTGAATGATGAATGCACGTTAAAAGCATTTATTGATCTGGCTCTCACGTTATATATTGCTCCATCTTGTGCATTGACTAACTCGAATATGTTACCTTTACTTCTACCTAGAGTTATAAATTCACTTCCTGCTTCATTTGTATTTTGTGCCTCTACCTCAAATTCATTAGTTGTTCCCTGACTACTAGAACATACTACTTTCATAACTGTTATAGGTGTTTCTGCATATGCTCTTAATTCATCTGTCACCACAATAGATGGTGGGTTTACATCCTCTGCTGATGGAAGAGTTGTGTTATTTAAAGTAAACTCGCTCTCTTCTGCGTTCCAATCATAAACAGATGATGATGTTTCTTTTAAAATGACATCAACACCGACTTCTTCTGATTCTCCCACGAACGTCCAATCAGCTACCTCAAATATTTTATTATTGAAACCGAATCTCGAGTTGTTGATCTGGACTGTATCTCCAACCTGCAAAGTGAAAGCGGTCAATCGCAATCTTGCTGACAGGATCATTTGTTCTCTGTTCTTAAACAGCGTTATTTTTGCGATCCTCTGCGCCATACTGCTCGATTTTGTAAATGCGAGGTTTACATCTACAGTTATCGTTTCCCCATCTGCATCTGAAAATGTGGTGCTTGTGACAGCTGGATAATCTGTGGGTTGCCAATTTGACTCGTCAGACGTGAAAACACCTTTAACAGTATTAAATAATTCTTTTCTTGATGTTTTAGTTAATAAATTAAATCCACCAATAAAATCATCTTCTCCCAAAGTTATAGATGGTGAGCTGAATGCTCCACCTTTTAAAACGAACTTACCATTTGTGTAAGTCAAAACTCCTGCGCATGACGATAGTAAATCATTAAGCACATCCATGGGAGATATATCACTGTAAACAATCCCATGACATTCATATTGTTTCTCTGTTCCACCACCTGAAAGATTTATATTTTGATCGCATATATTTGCCATTGCTGTGAAAGATGTTGTGTCTATTTCATCACGACTCACTCCTAAACCTAATCTTGTATCAGTTAAATAATCATATATACAAAGTGCAGGGTTACTCGAAAATGCTGTCGATGAATCTCTAAAATCAAAAAGTTTCTTGCCTTTAATTTCTGCACTGACATTAGGAATGCCATTAGGAAAAGTGTCAGCATCATATTCTAATTGTAGATATATATATGCTATCCCTCTAAGTCTATGAGATGAAGTCCACTCACTCACTAGACCTACTAAATCTGCATCAGCTAATTGGTCATCACTACCTGTATGAAGTTTAATTTTATTACCATAGGAAACACCTAATCCAAATGGTGAATTGTTCACTATAGTTCTTGTATTCTGTGCATACTTACTCGGTGCTGTTATGTAAAATCTATGAATACCATTCGCATCATTTATTATGTTCCCAAATAAGTCAGTTTGTCTTGCTAAAGTTAGTTCTTCATCATTAAAATATATTCTATCAAATGATTCAATCTCATGAGATGCTATTTGAATTAATAAATGTAACTGTTTGTTGTTATCAGTGGTTTCCATAAATATAATAGACCCTGATTTTTTAGACGTTCCATAAACAGTTTCTCTTGTCGTCAAAGGCTGTTTTGACATAACGGATCTAGTGTTAGCTTGAGTATCGTATGCTGTCTGCTGTGTAGATGAATTAGGAACACTTGGTCTAGGAGCTAAAAGACTACCTACGAAAGAAATTGCAACGCCTGTTAAAAAATTTCCTGTGTTGAATCCAGATACAGCGTGAGATACGACTGATCCTACAGTACTTGCTACTGATCCTATCGCTCTCCCAATACTTCTTACTATTCCACCCATTATTTACCCCAGTGGTTTTTAGTTTGAAATGTGCGCTTTGCAAATATCTCGCTGTTCTTAATTCTTAAATAATTCATATTCTTTCTATTGCCTATCATGATCAAAGACATTTTTTTTATATCTTTGGCTATTCTAACAGTATTTTTAGATGCAACTAAATCATGAATCCATAAATTTTCACCTGACTTCCATTGATCTGGACTTATAATCCCTGATTTGATGAATTTAGCTTGAGTTAAATCGTTTAAAAAGCACCAATTACAAAAACCGATTATATCGTTACCATCACGATATATTCTATATTGCCCATGCACGAATGAGGGGTATATATGATAGAATAATTCGCTTTCTGTGTTGTACGAATATTGATGAAATTGTTTATAAAAATTTATAACTTCATATATTCGTGCGTTATCTCGTTCCACCACCCCAGATTAACTCCTTGTCTTGTAAGTCATCTACAAATTCTAATCCTTTATCTCCTGCAAATAAATTCTTTTGGTCTTGATCTGTATATCTTCTGTTTCTAGGTCTTTCCAACATGATAAGTTTATTTTCAACAGTGACTGTTATCATAGCAGTTTCACCTGTCTCTGTTATTTGGATTGTGTCTAATGATCCCTCGAATAATTGATATGGAGAATCCACCACAGCAGTTGCATTTTCTGTCGTAGTTAAAACACCAAAATAAAGCTTAACGACTCCACCCTCTGAGTCCTGAGAAATTGATGAGCTTAATATAGATGAATCAAGACCTGACAATGACACTTTGACACCAGATGCCCTGATATCAGCTGTTTCATTCACATTGGATATAGATAATAAATTTCCAGATCCAATGAAAGTGTAGCCATCAAAAAATAGATCGCCAATACCAGTCCATAATCTAAGTGTTGAATCTTTGAATCCGACTGATATCGCATAAAAGGGTCTGATAACACCAGATGATAATTGACTAGAAAAATCTGATCCTATTGATCTAGACATTTAGTCCTTCTTAACTGATTTTTTTCTTTTAACTTTTGGCGCTGTAGCTTTCTTTTCAGCCTTTTTTGTTTCTTTTGGTGCTACAGTTTTACATTCCATCGCCAATCCAGATGCAACTAAATTGTTTGCGAGATCGATTTGCCATTGATTATCGCACTCTATAATTTCATCTTGTTTGTAAACTTTAGTAGCATTACCGCTTTCATTACAACTAGCTACTGTTTCTTTGATCATTTTAATATTCATTTGTTAACCTCTAATTCATACATTTTTTCTACCACTGTTTCCCAGCTGATAGGCTCTGATTCCCATTCGATTCCACCATATAAAAAATCAATACGATTCTCTAATGATCCTTTCACACGAAATTTAGCTTTAGGATCAATCTTGTAGATAGCTTTTATAATTGCTATCTCTTTATCCGAGTATGGTGTGCTGTTACACATATTCACCTCTAGGTGAGGGCAGGGACAATGAGCAAACCCTACCCTCGTTTGTCTAGATAACTAGACTAATTAAGCATCCTCAGAATCCTGTGGATTACCTTTTATTACCTCAATTGACATTGGTGTTCCATTTGAATGGGAACCTGTAGCATCAATTTTACATCTGATATAACGTTTCCCACCAATATAACCAATTTGTTTGATTTGTGGTGTTTCACCGTTTGCATCTAATGTTAAAAAGATACCACTACTATCAACAGAAGTTTCTGTTACAGATGTTGAGCTTGTTACAGCACTATAAGTAGAGTTGTCATCAGATTCTTCAAGAATGAAATCAAATTTGACAGTACTACCTAAAGTATCTCCCTCTATGCCTGTATTAACAATAACCATTGCAGATTCAAAACCTTTCAAATCTACTCCAGTACCGTTAGCGTCAGCTGTTACTACAGCAGGAACTGTTCCCACTACGGCAACTACGTTGTTAGATAAATCTCTCATAATAGTCCTCCGTTATGAACTAATGTTCTGTAGTCTAATTGCTTCGGCAAGAACTACTGTTCCACCGACCCTTTTTCTTGCTAGGTATTTAATGTTACCTGAAGAAGCTTGTGAGTATGGATCTCTCATTACTGAGATATTAACTCTATCCACGATTGTGTATGCTTTAGAGAAGTCTCCGAAAGCAATCGGTTTAGCACTACCACCTATGTCAGGCATATCTGTAGCTAATGTATATGGATGACCTGCTATTGTAGAAGGAGCTCCATTTACAAGGTTTAAACCTACGTGGAATATTTTTTGACCTTCGCCATCTTCTAATTGTAGAAGTTTAGCAAGAGTTGTTCTGTTCATGACGAAACGTGAGTTGCCTAGATATTCAGACTTGATAGCATAAACTAAGTCTAATATACCATTGGCAGTTAGAGCCGTTCCAGATCCTGAATTAGTAGATCCAACTCCAGCACTGCTGTCAGTGAAGCCTAAAGGTTTTCCGACACCATTACCTGCAACAAAAGAAGTACCTTCAAGTTTTGCAAATTGTTCTGCAAATTCAGTACCCATTTCGGATTCTAAATTAAACGCAGAATCTTCAAGCATAGCTTGTGAGATATGAACTTCTGCAAAGCATTCATGAGCATCAATTGACATCATGCCTGTTGTGTACCCTGTTGTTTCTGATCTGGTACCTTGTTCTGCAACAAATGATGCAGAGAACTGACCAGTTCTTTTTGGAATCTCAATCCCTCTCTTATCTGTTTGTCTTACTCTCGCAATTGAACGAATAGGAGATATTTCTGTCACAGTCTTAATAAGATCTGCCACGTACTCAGTAGGCGCATAAAATCCACCAAGAGTATCATCTGACTCATATAAAGCCTTTCTCTCTTCAGGATCTACTTCACCTTTTCTTAGCCATTTATCAAACACTTGTTTTTGGTAATCTACTTCTTTAGATCCACCTGATTCAGGTCTGTTAATAACTGTTTCTAATTTTTCTATTTTTGCTGTTGCATCTTCAAGGTTTTTTTGTTGAATTTCGATAGACTGTCTAGCTTCACATAAACTAGCAACATCCTCTGACATTTTATCAACTTTTTCTTGAAGGATAGGATCAGCATGACCTTTGCTTTCGATCTCTTTTAGTCTTTTATCATTTTCAGATTTAAACTCTTCAAATGTAGATCCAAGACTGTCCAAGACTTCTTTCACTTCTTCTGACATTTTTTGTCCTCTATTTAAGTATGTTAATTAAATGCTTAATACTATCGACAACATCACATTGCTCTTTATTAAAAGATTTATGCAGTATACTCGCACTGTGTTTTGCAAGGGAATTAGACATCCCACCTACTTCACATAGATAGTTTTCTTTTTCTCTCACGTCCATTTCATCAAAGTCGCTACGTTTTACTTTAGTAACTTTAGCTTTTGGATTCATTGGAAAGGTGACCATAGATATTTCCATGAGATCAACCTCTTTGATTACACGCCTTTTGTTTTTATCATCATATTTATATCCATCTGGCGCTAAACGATAACCGATTGACATTGAATCTAATGCACCCATCTTCATGAGCTCATATACTTCTCTGCCTTTTTGTGTCCCCATTGCTAGGCGACCTTTTATTTTTAAACCTTTACTATCTTCTTCTATGGCATCTATCACACCGATAGGCTCATCAGTTTTGTGTTGATATAATAATTTGATCTGGTTAGGTTTCTTCTCAGCGATCGTCCGGGAAAATGATCCTTTCCTAATCACATCGTTTCCTAAATCTTTATTATTGAAAACGCTTCCATATCCCTCGAATGATCCATCTTCATCTGTATCTATGCGTTTGAACTCGCATGACAGATCCAAAGTGTTTGTGTCCATTAATTCCTCTTCGTTAATTGTTTCAATTGCCATAATAAAAATAACCTGTCAATAATTATTTGTATTCTAACAATAAAAGATGTGTTAATACAATATCAATCAACTAAATCATCTGAGTCATAATATAAAACGAAACATCTGCAATTGATCACATTACTTGCACCACCTCTCGGATCACTTGGATAAGCCATTGGTTTCTCTATAATTCCACCACCTTTAACAGGAGTGTTTATAATAAAATCTTTATCAGCGTCAACACGAGTTCCATTTAAAACTCTATGCCATGATCTAGTTCTATCATCAATTGCACTAGCCCACTCCTTAATTGGTTTCTTCAATCCCATTTTTTTAGCAATTTGTAAACTGCCATAATTCATAGCCTGATGTGATTCTGTTCTTGCGATCATCGTTGATCTGGTAGGCTTGAATGCAGTGGATTTACGAATATTACTTGCGATAGTTCCTATTTCCAAACCTGCTTCTATACCCAACTCTATCTCTTTTTTAATATATTTTCGTGTGGTCTCTGTGATATTCCCTACATTATTGGCAGTAAATTGACTTATATATGCGCTTACAATCGGATCAATCTCCTCGTTCTGCTTCACCATCCTTGTTCGTTTTAATCTTATATCTACATCCTCAATTATTCTTGTGGAGGATTTTATAAGTATATCTAAGAGATCGTTATAAAAATCTATATAATAACTATCAGATATTTTTAAATCTCTTGTGAATTCTTTTGAGGCTCTATTAGAGTATTTCTTAAATAATTGTCTGATCTGGATTCGCACAGCATTGCTTAGGCTGACAAACATTCTCAGCTGTTCTTTGTAGTCTTTGCGCCTATCTAACCTTATTTTCGCCATAAATCATTATATTAGTTTCATTTAATAATTGCTCTTGTGTTCCCCATTTTTCTGTGAATGTTTTTGAATTAAAGTGATATGCATCATTTGAGGTTCTATGATGATGTGGACACAAAGGTATAGTCTCAAAATGAGTTGATCGCTTACTCATTATGCCTTTCTTAATATGATGTATCTCAGCAGGTGAATCTGGGTAGCCCATCTTATTACAAATAATACATCCTAATTCAGCTACTTTTCTTAAATGTTCCTTCTCTGCTTTTTTCATTTGCTCTTTGTTTAATCTTCATAAAATTCCCAATATTCAAGTACACATGACTTCAGTATAACACTAACTCCACCAACTCCTGAATCTCTTGTTAAGGCATTTGCTATTTTATATGTGTTGTCATCTTCATCAATAAGCCATCCTATTGATCTGGCAATCTCATAATCACAGTCTTTGATATTCTCGATCCATGATCCCTCAGCAGTATGATCCTGCCAATCTATCATCACCATTGGATATTTCTTTGCCACGTCATCTATTCTCATACAGTGTATTTCTTACCTCTGAAATATGCAGATCGATACAGATTATTTACTTGGACGAGTTCTGGATGAACAGTCTTTTCCTCTGGATCGACAGTGATAACTGCAAACCCATTATTCCAATCGTTCGCTACATTATCTTCAAGGTAAGGATGATACTGCTCTGATAAATGACCTGTTTGAATAGACATAGATGTGGTTGAATAAGTGTTGAATGTTCTCGAGTTCAATTGATGTGTATGCCCTGTCACAATATTTATACCTGCTCTCATAGAGTTTTGATATGCAGTGTGAACGCCACCTCTCATTCTGTGCTTGATGATAACAGTATCATCTACCAAGTGGGACATAGCCCAATCCCAGTCAGGAAATAAACTAGATATTTTAAAGGCTTCTAAATCTTCAAAGGCTCTTCCCCATGACATTGCGATTTTCGATAATCTGGTTTCGTGATTGCCAAACGTCGCTAATTGCTTGACCGGGTACTTTGCTCTATCAATTATCTTTTGAATCCTGTTGATCTGGGCTTGAGAGTCTAGTATTTCTTTCTGCACAGTTCTTTCCTTTGGTCTTATCTCTGTGTGAAATTTTGCAAAGGATGACAATATCGACAGATCCATAATATCACCATTCGCTACGACACATTTCAGTTGTCTTGTTTTAAGTAAATCTTTCAGCACCTCACACATAATCTTAAACGACACTGTTTCATGCCCCTCGAAGTGTGCATCTGAAAACACGAGCATACAATAAGGGTGATTTGTAATATCAACTTTATTTGTGAGCGGTGGCAGATTTGCTCTTTCTATCCTTACAATTTGATTTGATTTATTATCGTGAGGAAGTAATTGAATACCTGTTAGTTCTTCTGCTTGTTGCCTATAAAATGACATCGTTCCACTGTCAGTTGATAATCCTAAATATTCAAAGACATCTTTCTGCCTTTTCATATTAGGTAGATTCCACGCTCTGACTATGTCGTGAGCTGTTGCCAATGATATGGACGATCGGTTACTACTTGGCATATTGCCTCCTTAATCTTTAGAAGATAAGGGGTGATCCTTTGGGAGTAAATCTAAATCAAATTTACCTCCACTGAATCTGCCTGTACGAACTGCACTCAAAAATGTATTAACTCTCGCAAAAGCCCAACGATCCTCACCACCTGATGCTCTCACACTCGGTCTGACTGAAGATGGGTTGTTACGATATGCGCCAATGCCTCTTTTGAATACTTTAGCTAACATACTGACAGTTACCCTTTTACCTTTTTTATCTCCATGCTTGTCATTGTGATCTTTTACTTTTTCTTGCAAACCTTTCAGAGTTGATCCTGAAACGCCTGAAACTGATTCTGCTTTCTCTTCTTCTCTCATGATCTGGTTTCGTTTTGTTTTGCTCCACGAAAATCCTGCATCACCACCCCATAATGACCATGCGATTCTACCTGCAGAAGGGTATCCTTTCTCGCCACGATCAAATCCTTGTCCTTGCTTATCTACTTCATGCCTTGAGAAAAACGAGTACATTCTTAAAACTGTATTGGGTGATAATCTAGTTTTATTAACTATTTGATTCGCTCTTGTCACCCCAATTTGTGTTCCACCACGATTAAATTCTTTCCTCCAATCTAGTCCACGCTTTGCCTCTGTCACCATTGAATCGTTAGGCACTAAATCTAAATCATCTAAAGCTTTTTGATCCTGCAATGCGCTCTCGTATTCTGCGTGTGTTTTGCAAGGCATATAAACAGTCTGTCCATCTTTATCGTGAATATGCGTTCCCACACATCCTATCTCCTCTGCTCGATCAATTGCCTCTTCTTCTGTTGTGTAGGTATCGAAACCAACCTGTGCTTTCGTTCCATACATCATTTCAAAATCTTTTTGAGCATCATCTGGATCGACAGGTTTTTCATTATCCTCGTCTGAGTCCATTGTTTCACCAATTGGAAATAAGTTAGATGGAATATATAACTCGTCACCACCTGATATTTCCTCAAGACCTAATCTTTCCCTTGCTTCGTTGCGAGTGATGATACCTGCCTGAACTCCCTTTGTAACATTCTCATAAATTTGTTTTCTTTTTTCTGCCATAGCAGGAATTGAATCCAGATCATATTGGATTCTTATATCTCCACTATAAAGGGGTGCTAGATATTCGTTGAGATCCGATTCGACCCTTTTTAGAAGTGGAATTATAGTCTCTTCATATAATCCAAGCTTTGCTGTCTCCATATTAGAGTAAGTGTTCGCCTCTGGTATTCCAATCATTTGTGCAGGAACTCCGAAACACAGCGCTATTTCCCTTGCTGATAAGTTAAGGAGTTCTAAGAAGTCCATATCTTTTGGTGATAATCCTAGTTGTTTATATTCAAAGTTACCCTCGAGTAACATTGGTCTGCCTGAATTGTGAGTGCCTTGAAATCTGAACTCTAGATCCTCTAACAGTCTTGCACGTTGATCATCAGTCAATTGTGTAGATAATCCTGTTTCATCTGTGGGTTGAAATTTAAGATATCCAGATGGAGTCGCACCATTTTTAAGGAGAGCAACGTTGTGCAATCCTGCCAAATTATGCTGATCAATATTGTAGGCTGATGCCATAATTGGTGACAGTCCATAATAATCATCAATCGGATTCCAAAGTTTGATGTGCTTGATTTGGGACATTGCGTTTGTCTGATCCACAGGATATGTGTTCACAGTCACACCATCGATCACATATTCATAACTTGATGGGATAACTGTTGATCCTGATTTAACCTGCATACGATCTGGTCTCAACAGATATAATTCTCTTGGTGGTCTTAGCGCATCAGTATCTCTTAGTATATAAGAGTTTCCTGATATCATTAAATACGAATACAGTGATGAAAAAAATTCAATCCCAGATTGAGATGGGTTTGGTCTTTTCAATAAGGATATTAATTCGTGGTTGTCTAGTTTTATATCTCCACTGAATACATCAATCTTAACTGCTGAGGCGCAATTAGATATTAATTGCACACACCTGTGAACGATCGCATTCTCTTGATACCCTTCTTTAGCATAATCTTTATATTTACGATTTGTCTTACTTGCATATGCATCAAGTTTATTCAGTACGATTCTTGGCGCTTCTTTTCTTTGTGTTGGCTCTTGTTTTTTAAAAAATTTGTCTAATATACCCAAAATATACCTCAGCTAATTTTAAATATTGCCTTTCCTGAACTTTGCAATGATGTCAAAGCCCATACAAGAGCATCTACCCGGTCATCATGAGATTGTACATTATTTCCTGTGAATTGACACATTTGATCTTCTAAGTCCTTATGAAAGCCAACGTGATGAACTTTGTTCTGTTCATATAGCGCTGATATAGGCTCGGCTCTCACAACCTTACCTCTCGTTGCCCTGACACTTGAATAGGATGCATTTGTCTCTTTAGTTCTTAATAATCTCTCTATGAGATCACCACCATTATTGACCTCTGCAATTATTCTATCAGCGTCAAACTGATGATACAAACTTAAAACCTTAGAAATCCATATATCTGGACTACTGATCTGGCTTGAATCGTTAAGAATATAGAAGTGATCGTCCATTCCACGACCTGCAACAATGATTCCTGTTTCATCAGAGTTCTGATTAGATGTGACTGCAGGATCAATAGCTACAACGATTCTTTGCATTTCAGGAGGCTCGTCCACCCTATTGGTTTCGATCATATCTGCATCAAACAAAGCACCTTCCACGTCTTCGAGGATCTCTGCGTATAATTCCTGACGTCCAATCCTTGTGCCATGATATCTTTCCCTAAGCATTTCAATTGATGACTTGGCAAGATTGTCAATGTTCTCAAAGGTTGTTCCCCTGATCATCTTGGTATCTTTTCGCTTGGCTAATTCTTTAATTAATTTAGTTGGTCTTGGAGTTGTTGTGATAATACACTTCGGATCTTGCCCCAATCTGAGTGCCATCATTAGGTTATCAAAGGTTTCTCTATATCTCCATGATGCCAATTCATCACACCAAGCCCTGTGGAATTGCACCCCTCTTAAACGATCTGGCTCGATAGCAGGGAATCCTAATATTTTAGATCCATTATAGAAATTGATCTCATTGTAAGATTTATTATAACCCTCGCCACTCAATAGATCCTTGTCAATGATATTCATGATCCCTGAATCACCTGAGAATACTACCCTTTTAAGATCGGAATATGTCGGTGCGATCACACCACACATCACATTATCGTTTAAAAGGCAATATTGTATTATGTCCCAACTTCCTGTGAGTGTCTTTCCCCATCCTCGTCCTGCTAAAAACAAATGGATATTTTTGTCCGGGGAATCGTCTACGAGCTGTGAATCCCTAGCCTTCCTATACCAATCAGCTAGAAGAGTCGTCGACTTCTGCCTTTTGGAGTCTAAGTGAGCGAATATCTCCGACAAGCTTTCTGAATTTTGCATTTTCCTCTTCTATGTTGTGAATCTCAATGACATCTGTCTCACGCCAACCTGCCTGTGTTTTCAGCCAAAATATGGCGCTTGTAACTGCCTCTCTGCCTGTGCCTGTTGCCATACGAAACAAATTCTCTGCAACCTTTGTATTTGCCTGTGCTTTTCCCAGATCAAGTTGTGTTTGATAGTATTTATATAGGGTTGGTTTAGTGATGTTGATGATTGAGCATATTTGATTGTGAGTGATCCCCAATCCTGACAGTTTCCTGACAAGTTCCTTATCTTCATCTGTTATATTTACTAATTTAGGCATATATCTTTTTTATAGAGTAAAAATAAACTTATTTCAATAGATCGTTGAATAATTCTCCAGTCGACTCTAATACAGCATTCTCCCCTGTATATTCTTGAATTCTTTTAATGATCACATCAACATATTTAGGATCAAGCTCCATTGTATAATTTACTCTCTTGTTCTTTTGTGAAGCGATCAGAGTTGATCCACCACCACCGAATAAGTCTAATATTAATTCTTCAGGCTCACAGCTGTTGTTTATTGCACGACTTATAACTTCAACAGGCTTCATGGTCGGGTGCAGATCGTTTTTGTGTGGTCTTTGAATGTCCCAAACATCACTCTCTTTTTTGTTCTCAATACCCTTAAGTCTTGATTCACCATTTAACCATCCATACCATATAGGCTCATATTTGGTGTTATAATCTTTTCTAGATAAGACAAATCTATCCTTATTCCAGATAATCGTACTAGACCAGTGATAATCATTCTCTGCCAACCTCTGCATATTTGATCCCCACTCTTGTGCTGACATAAAAACGTAAGTCGGACAGCCTTTCTTTGAATGAAGAGCCATCTGCTTAAAAACATTATTTAAAAATAATGAAAATTCATCTTCTGACATATAATCATTTTTTATCTCTCTGCCTTGCGTTGATTTAAACTTTTCATGAGTGGCAGATCCATAATTCACATTATAAGGGGGATCAGTGATCACTAAATCTGCTAGTTTTCCATTCATTAATTTATCGACATGTTCCTGCTCTGTTGAATCACCACACATTACTCTATGCTGACCTATCACCCAAACATCAGACATTTTCGATATAATATTATCTGAGAAATCAGGTACAGATTCATCATCAACCTTTCCCTCATCAATATTAAATTCTGGTAATATACTACTCAGTTCTCCAAAAGAAAAACCTGTAGTTGTCAAATCAAAACCTTGATCATTGAGAAACTCTAAATTTATTTTTAGATCATCATATTTCCAAGTGCTGTTCTCTGTGAGTTTATTATCAGCTATGCAATAAGCTTTCTTCTGCTCTTCAGTCCAACCCTCAGCAACTATGCAAGGTACATTCCTGAAGCCGAGCTGTTTTCCTGCCAATAATCTGCCATGACCTGCTATGATCTCGTTCTTTTCATCGATCAATATAGGCATAGTCCAACCGAACTCTTGGATAGATTTAGCTACTTGGTTGATTTGTTTAGGTGCGTGTTCTCTAGGATTTGTGTCATAAGGGATCAAATCATCAATATTTTTAATGATCTGGTTATGCACTGCCCACTTTTCAACGCCTTCACTCATTGAGTCAAATTCTAGTCTATTTGAATCTGTTGCACAAGTTGGAATTCATCATGTCCCCACTGTTCTGCCATTGCCTCAGCGATTCCTTGAAAAAATTTACTCCTTGCCTTTCCTCTTTCACCATTCTTTGACGGCAGTAGACTCGTTTCATAATGCCACTTGGACATACGATTGCCACTTTTGTGATACACATAATCAGGCTCAACGTTTTTAGTTGGCATCAATCTAGGAAGATTTTTTAACCAAAGACAAGTCGCCTTACTGACCGGGTGACCGAACTGGAAAGGATTTATTAATTGATCAGCTGGTCGGATATAAGAAGATATAACGCTTCTCGGATTCTCAATTGCGATCTTATCAATAGGTGCATCCATTAATTTTTGCACAAATGCAATCCCGTCTCTTTGCAATTGGTAGTCTTTTCTGCCCTCAGTGAACCATCTAGCGCCTGTGACTGTCAAATGTGTGCAAGGTGGATGTGCGATCATTAAATCCCATCCTTGATCCAATATCCCTAAAACATCACCCTGAATATGATTGCCTTCAGATTCTGTTGGTAATATATCGCATGACCACGCATCGTGACCTCTTTTTGCAAATGCATCTCTCACGATTCCAGAATATTCACATGCCACTAATACTTTCAAAATATATTATTTCCACCGATGACTGTAAAATTATTATCATATTCCTCGAGTGTGTTGTAACACCTTTGTTTCGGATTCCATTTTAAGGTTACACTTCCTATATTCCCATAGACATCTATTTCTCTGACCTTGGCAATTCTTATATCAGTTTGTTGAAGCTCAAAATCTCTTGTTACAATTATGCCAATGTCTGCCTTATTATTGAAATGGGCTGATCCCGAAATTGAATACAACGAATCTACAACAAATTTCCCATCGGGATTTCTTATCTGTTTATTTGGGTGTGCAATTAAAAAAGACATTGTATCGGTTTCTCTGTTGAATCTTTTTATCTTAGATATAACCACAGATATATGCTCATCTTCCCTGAAACCATTGTTTCTATTGGGGTTTATCTCGTTGTATGGATCGATTATTAAGCAGTCTATGTTAAGATTTTCAGCGCACCAATAGGCTCTCTCAACAATCCAATCTATGTCCGGGGAATCCTGTAATTTATCCATAAAGTAGAAATGCTTATCAATGAAAACCAAAGCCTCTCCTAGTTCTGTTTCTTTCAATCGGTTATCAAACATTTTGTCAAAGGGTTTCTTTGTGTATTTTTCTACCAAGCGCTTGACATTGACTGCAAGTGAGTGTTCGGGGCTATAAATAACAAACTTAAATCCCTCTGCTTTTGCAAGATTCATTGCCAGATCGTAGCTGAAAGAGGATTTACCTGAATTAGGTGTACCTGTTATAACTGTAAAACATGGCTTCACAATCTTCAAAAAGGGATCGAGGCTGTCAAACCCTGTTTTATATTGGACATGTGATTTGCCCGAATATAGATCCATCACCGAATCATAAAGATCATTCGCTGTAAAAAGTCCATCTATTTTTTTGCTCATCTTTTCTCCTGTATTTTTTTATGTACCAATCTTTAAACTTTGGATTCTCGTGCAGAATTCTAACAACATCACAAAACTCAATTTGATCTGACCTGATACACTCTGCTATTAATTCATAATCTTCAAGTTTAATCATCATACCAACCTCCTATATGATCGAAATTCTTAAGATACCATCTAAAAAAGTGAGGGTTATCATTAAATATTTTTTGAATATCTTCCATCATCATTTTATCACTGGAAATAATCTCTCCTGTTTTTTCATAATCTTCGATTTTTATCATTTTATTTATCCTGCTAAAAAGTTTTTATTCTTGATTGTGTTTATATTAGTATTATGTGCAACTTTTTCACGTGGTCTACCTGCATTTACCCAATAAGTATTATGTAATTTTATGCCCTTTCTAATCTTGGTTATTTTGATCATCCCGACCTTTTGCAATTTCTTAGTGTGTGTGATTATCGATCTCACAGAACAGCCACATCTTTTGGCTAAATGAATCTGAGATGGATAGCATTCATTCCTTTCATTGGCATAATTGGATATCATTATTAAAACTAATTTTGTCGTAGGGTGTTTTATTTCCTGTTTTAGCGCCCAATGTATAGCGTGAAAGCTCATCAGTAAAAGTCGTTTGGTTGTACCTTATTTTCTGTTAATTGCCTTATTTTCGCCATGTTTGTAGGATTTGGGATTCTAGTCCCATAAACATATGCCGACATTGAAGGCGCTGGAATTCCTGATAATTCGCTGAATTTGGCTACAGATATACGATTTTCTTTTAAATATTCCTTAATTTTCATTAATTCTCCTTATTTTTAAGCCCAAATATACCACAGCTTACACCCGATTTGTATATATATCGTTTGCAGATAGACATGATTTGTGATAATTTTCCAAATATGAGCAATATTAACCAGATCATGAACGCTATTCCCGTCGAGGATCAACAGCGTTGGATCAGCGAAATATTGACCATAAAACCCCTGAAATCCTTTGTGATTGATCACATTCTTAAGGATTTGGTCGGATTCGATCAAAGATATAAGAATCAACTTGATCTGGGAATTCGGAATAAAACCGATTATCTGATTGCTGAATTCATCAGAAGTGATTATTTTAGATTATCACCTGATAGTTGGGTTAAATCGGATCATCTTATAACAAAACTGGAGATTTATTTACAATGAGCACTAAATCTTTATTATTCTTAATCGTTATAGGGCTATTCGGGATCAACTATCATCTATATTTTGGCAACGTGATAACGCCATCTTATGCATCAGATGACTGTGGAAAGCGATATAATCCTTGTTGGGTTAGGATAAAAAAATAGGAGAAAACAATGACCGACAAAAAAGAATCCCCTGCTATGACGCATATGCGTGAAGTATCGGGAAGAGCAGACGAGCATCTAAATCAACTGTTATTAGCAAGGCAGGAAATTGCCAAGCTTCCAATGGTAAAAGACAAAATAGGCGCTTTCAATAACGCATATCTTGGACTCGAATCAATAGTCCAAAAAATAGAGCCAATATTACTAAAGCATGGATTTATCACGCAGTTTTCGGATACCACTGCGTTTTATTCACAGGGAGATCGTGAAGGTACAATTGATCCAAAAGTTGCAGTTTTCAAAATGAGCGTTACTTATGCCCCAACAGGCGTGGTATTCGATCCTCAATTTTTGACTGTATCATTGGACAAGAATACGCCACAGGGCAAGAAATCAGCGTATACACAGGCTAAAAGGCTGTTTTATACCAATTTCTGCGCAATCCCTGAAGCAGATGATGATGCATCAGCAACAATGACAATATCAGCGAGGCTCGATGCAATTCAATCATTATGCAAGGATATATCTGACCTTGAAGATATTGGCGACATGGCTAAGAAATCATTTTTTATTCTTAAAGCTAAGTACGACAAGGCTGATAAGAGTGCTAAAGCAGAAGGCAAAAACAACAAGCAATCATTTACAGGCAATTCTGCTAACAGCATTTTTAATGAAGATGCCAAATAGCGAGTGGGGATTTGGTAGCCCTCTGATTCATTTTCCTGAATTGGAGGGCAAGATTGAGGATAAATTCTTCTGTCAATACCAAGATCCAGATCCTGAAATGCAAAAAAAATTAGATAATCTCAAAAACTTTAAGAAAGTGGATAAGGTTATCGAGGAGGAAGATCGTGAAGGCGATCTAATAAAGAAAAAAATAACATTATATGTGAGGTACAAATGACAGACAAAGAGATGACAATTCAAGAAATGGAGGCAATATTTAACGAAGATCAAGGAAAACCTGCAAATCAGGGCGCTAAATCGACCACATCTGAGGATCAACATAAACATGAAGTTGATCTGGATAAAATCAAAATGAGTTCGAGCGCTGAATTCACAGGTTGGGATTCTCCACCAAAAATGGTACATACCGGGAAAATCGATGACGGATCAGAACATAAACAGCAGTTTGTAATGGTTAGAAAAACAGGGCAAAGTGGGAAGGTTTATTGCGAGGTTTATTTGAAAGCTGGAACGCTCTTTCAATGTAAGCAAGGATCAAAGGCAGTTATGTCAGGCGAGTTAAATTATGAGCATGGCATGATAGAAAAGGCTAAAAAGAACACAGTTTTTGTTTATGATAATCAGACATATTTTGGTTATGATTTACAAGATTACGTTCCTTATAATCCAGATGAAAGAAAAAAATAAATATGTTCAAATAGGGAGAGGTTTTCATATTACCTCATATACTCGTCATGTCGGCTTTGACGAGACTCCTGTGGATAAGGGGGCATTCGTTTTTTTCACCCCTTATCCTAATTAATCATGTACGGGTTTCTAAAAATTCCGATCTCTAATAAAGATAGGATGTTGGCTCGTACAGAGATTGCATCAGGTGTAGGAATTAAAACCAAAGCGAAAACAACCTCAAATGGTCAAAATCAAAGATCAGTCCAAATGTGGAGGATTCCGAGCGATTCATGGATCTGGGGTTTTTTCACAGGAATTTCAAATATTGCAAATCGTGAGTTCGATTATGAAATAACCGGGATTCAAGATATTCAGTATTTGGAATATAAAGCAGGTGATTATTACGTAATCCATAGCGATATTAATGATGGAGCAGGTGGTGAGCGTAAAATAAGTATGTCTTGGACATTGAACGATGATTATGAGGGAGGCGATCTTAAAATTTATCATGGAGGGGAGAAGGTGGTTATTGATAATAAATCTAATGAGATCGTCGCCTTTACTAGCTTTATGGATCATTCAGTTTCAATCGTAACCAAAGGCAAAAGAAAAGTATTAGTGTGTTGGATCAAAGGAAATCGATGGAGGTAACAATGAGCAACGATGTAATAAAAGATAATTTAACAAGATTAAGAAATATGGCGCAGGAGGATCTCAATTCTACTGCAAAAGAAATCTTTAGGGATCTATCAGATCCGAAAACCGATCAACAGTTGAGGGCAGTTTTGCTGAAATTCTACGCTTTAGGCAATATTCAGAATGGATTAAGTGCCCTAAATGTCAATATGGGTAAGCCACCTGAAATCAAAGAAACCTGATATTCATTGATCTGGTAATCGAAAAAAGGCGATTTTTTGCCAATTTAGGCAAGATTTCGCCTATATTAGTGGAATATTGTATCGGATTCGCATATATTATAGTTGTCAAACGATTAATAACAGGAGGATCAAATGACAAAACTAGATAAATTTATTGCGAGTGCAACACCTAGCAATATATCTAAATTAGATGATGAGCTATTAACTAAATTAAATAAAAATTTACATTTAGCTAACACATTATCAACAATGGAAAATAGAAAAAAAATCAAATCAATCCAAAATATCGTTCATCACGAGATGTATGGAAGAGGATTTGATGTTATCAAGCCAAAAAACTAACAGGAGAGAAAAATGAGTGAAAATTTTACTAAAAATATAGAAAAAAATCTTATAGGCGCTAAAATTGTCAAAGTCGAATATTTATCACCTCAAGAGTCTTATGATGACTTAGGTTGGGATTATCAGCCGATTCAAATCACATTAGACAATGGCGTTAAACTTGTACCAAGCTCAGATGATGAAGGTAATAATGCAGGTGCAATATTTACTAATTTGATAGATTTAGAAGTAATAGGTGTACAAAGGGAGGAAATATGAAATTAACAGAAAAGAGAAAAAAAGAATTAACACAGGAGAAATAAATGAAAATCGATGCACAGAAAATAATAAACGAAGCTAAAAATAGAATGATTATGTTCAAGGGAGGTAAATTACCAAAAGAAAACTACAATCAGAAAAGTTACGATATGGATTCTAAATTGATAGAATGTTGGAATAATTACAAATGACAGACCATATCAATAAACCGAATCATTACACTCAAGGCGAGGTGGAATTTATACATGCGATAGAATCCACCTTAACCCCTGAGCAATTCATAGGATATCTTAAAGCGCAATGTATGAAATATTTATGGCGCTTTGAATTGAAAAATGGTTGTGAGGATTTAGCTAAGAGTCAATGGTATTTGAGCAAACTAAAAGAGGTATATTATGAGCACACAAAAAGAAAGAATACTTAGTGGATTATTGCGAGGTAAAAAATTAACTGTGAGGGATATGTTATTCTCTCCCTACAACTCAAACTGCCCACCGAGAAGGATTAAGGATTTGTCAGATAATATGAATATCAAAATTGAGAGAGAGGAAAAAGTCAAAGACGGGACTAGATTCACTCAATATTATTTATCAAAATCAGAAATTAGGAGATTGAAAGATGTTAGAAAAAATAGCTGAACTTTGCGATATGATTCCCGACACAATTAAAATGATTGGGATTATATCGCTGATTGCCCTGTTTTGGGATTTTGTACTTTAAGATAAACCAATAATTCCAAGAGAGCCCCTATATTGCAAAATATGGGGGTTTCTTTTGCCTGATATATTGATATCACTAATATTGATAAAACCCGATATATGGGATCACAGCGCCTCAGTACACGAGAAAGAGAAGCTGTAAAGCGAGGTTTTATTGGCTTTCCACCCCAGATCGTTTGAATCCATGCGCATAACAGCCTTAGTGTTTGAATAGGTGATAACAGCATCATCTGACAATGCTGTCTTGAGTGGGGGCTCTATAGGAAGAGTAGCATTGCCAGACGAGTCGCTAGTGACATCACTAACGATCATGTGTAATTTAGAAGATGATCCTGAGCCAAATTGTACATAATCTCCTTGTTTGAATACTACTGTTGATGCATTACAATTATCCACCACAATATCAAATGCCCCGACTGAATGAACTCCATTGACAGATATAGTCGTTGTAGCGCCTCCTCTTATTGTTTTTGCATCGGGATCTCCCAATAAAAAAGTACCTTTCCTTCCATGTAATTGCATATAAAATGATTGCCAAGCACCTGCTTGGGATCTGGAAAGCGCAGGAAGGGTTACAATTGTATTCCATACTGCTCCATCATATTCGTGAACGTTACTCGCATAAGTAAAAGGTGATTGAGTGACAGCCACAGTTTTTATTATCTCCCATTGCGAAGTCACAAAATTTGGTGTTGTTGGCATTGTTAAGGGATAGCTAGGTTGCGACATAATTAAGCTCCGAATGTTTTAGCGAATGATCCACCACGAGATCGACTCTCTGCAACAGCCTGTACAGTTTCATTGCGAATTTGAGGAAGTAAATTCATCACCTCGGCTCTCACTGTTGGGACGACACCTGTGCTAAATGAGATATTTTGAGTGATATTTACTCCAGATCCCTGCATATCTTTATTGGCGACGATCGTACCAGATGAATGAGGCACAAACATTTCAGCCCCTTTTTCACCTACCATATAGGGAGTGTTAGGCGAGACTTGACCACCATTAGCCATAAATCCACCGAATCCACCACCACTACCACCTGTGAATCCCCCGATAAAAGCATTTGTGATTTGATCCTCTCTGACATTTTTCTGCTTGGCATTTGTGTCATCTAATTTTCTATTGATTTCATCAAGCAATGGTTTCATAACTGTTAGATGGAATACGAGAGATATAATCTCTGCCACTGCGCTTTTGAATATATTTTTTAATGAATCACCAAGTTTCTCACCACTTACGATTGCCTGACCGAAAGCATCTGATATTGATTGCCCTGCATCATTCACTGTTTCTTTCACACCCTCAATGATTGACGCCATATCAATAAATAATCCTGATAATTCCTCTGTGGATTTTTTAACATCCTTTTGAGTCTCTTCTAATTCTCTCAAATCACCTGTTGCCAAATTGTAAACCTCGTTAAGGCTTGTTAAGGCTTTGTCTTGATTAGTGAGCGCATTAGTTGTTGGCTCTGCGAATTGCTTAATTTTTTTAAGTGAAATCGATACTGCAGTCAAAGTTATGCCTATTGCTCTTATAATAGTATTCATACTCACGAGTACTGCTATTAATTTGGCTATAACTGTTCCTGCTAAAAATGTGCCTAGAGCCTGAAATGATAGTATTATTTCATCAAGATTATCTTTGACTGATCTGGTAAATTCAGCTAATGATTCACCAATATCCCTTCCAAATTTCCTAATTGATGCTTCATTCTCTTCTAAGGTTTTATTTAAATCACCGAATTGACGCTTGATTTCTTTAAAAAATGACTCTGAAATAGCAAGTCTGAATGCCAATAATTTATCAGATAGCATTGATAATGTACCTGTAAGGGTGTTAGCGAATTCTTTAGTTGCATTGCCAAATTCACCACCTTGCCCGAACACATCTCTAAATGCTTTTTTAGTTTCTGATAATGAAACCTCAACACCTGCTTGGAATCCGAGCATATTTCTTACGCCTTTCTCCCTAAACATATCCGCTGAGGCGATTCCCCCACTAAAGGATCTTTGAATCTGTTCAGCAGTTTGCTCGAATGATAAGCCTGTTATTGCTGCGACATTCCCGGTTATCTCTAATAAATCAGCTAGTTCTTGTGCATCCTCTGTTACAACAGCTAGATTACCAGATGCTCTTTGAATTTGTGAAAGCTCAAATGGTACACGAGATGCGAAGCCGATCATGACCTCAAAAGCCCTTGATCCTTCCTCTACTGATCCGAATAATGCGTTAAGCCTTACCTTAAGATTCTCAACCTGAATACCAACATCAACAACTTGTTTAATCTGGTATGCGCCAAACACACCTGCAAATATTGATCCAAATTTAAGTGTCTTGCCTCCGATATCTGAGAGTTTCCTGCCCAAATCCTTGAAGGATTTACCCATATTTGTTGAGGATTTTTTGACCTGATCATTAGCAGACTTCATCCCTTTTTTGAGATCGCTGACGTCAGCCTCAATGCGCACTAATAATTTATCTAATTCTGTAGCCATTATTCGTCTGGGAACATCTCCATTAATTTATCCAGATCATCTTTATCCATTGGATCTGATGAGTTTCCACTATTATATTCTTTGAAACCTTGAATTACTATGTAAATTTCATTGACTGACATATTCCAGAATTGGTCGGGTTGAACACCGATCATACCAACACACACCTCAAACCACCTTTTTATAGGTAGTTCATCATTCGCAGTTAACTCTCGCTTTTTTTTTGATCGTTATTTGAATCAACGTTTAAACCTAAAACAATCAATTCACCTGCAACTTTTGTAGCCTCAACGACACCGACACTCGATATATAAGACTTTATATCTTTTTCAGTGACATCATGACCACCTGCTCTTACGCATTGATAAATAATAACAAGTAATTCATTAACTCTTACATCTGGAATTTCAAACTTTTTAGCGACACCAAATATTGATCCACCGAGCGAATCCTCGATCCTCATGATCGTATCAACACTCATTTTAGCTTTATATTCTTTATTATTTATTAAAAGATTTTTTTCTGCTCTCAGTACGTTTTGGCTCATTTTTAACCTCTGTTTTTAACATAATCATTATTGATTCGTCACGATCACCAACATTTTGAATATTATTTATATTGTATGATTTACCATCTAGATCAATAGACTCATTTAAGCAAGATAGCCATTCATCAAAAAATGGCAGTTCTACTTCGATCAGGCTATCACTGACATTCACTTTAGCTGAATGTTTCGCTTTGCCTATTGATACTTCTTTATCTAACCACATTATACAGTAGCAATTGTCACTGTGGATGCGCTTTCAAATGTCATAGAATATTGAACTGCGCCATTATATGTTCCTGTGTAATCAAGTGTCGTCACCTGAAATGCACCTGTGAATGTGTTGTAATCTGGTACTAAAAATTGAAAATTTATGAATCCTGATCCATCAAACGCTGTTAACACAGACTGCTCTGATGCATGATCTTGAAATATTCCAGATCCCGTTATAGTGAATGATTTAACTCCACCTTGTGCTAATAATGTTCTAACTCTTGAAGAGTCCTTATTTGTGACATCTACAGTTTCTTGGTTGATACTGATAGATGTGTCTTGTAGTCCAGCGACAGTCGTAAACACTTCTGGAGAAGCACTGTTGCCAATTTTAACTACTAGACTTGCGCCTTTTTGTACTGCCATATTAAATTACCTCTTAATTATCGTATACTGTAAAATCTATATTAATTAATCCATGCCGAGTTATTCCATCTGGCTCAACCAATGTGAGTCCTGAAACAACATAACTCATCACTGAATCTGCTCCCGACACCGAAATTGTACTATTATTGAAGATATTATACAAACGTTCCATGACTTCCTTAATCTCCTTTTGACCTCTATATTGAGACCATACTTCAATATCTAAGTTATAAACATTTCCATCTTTGCTTTTTGTACCTGCTTCTCTTGTCTGTTCTGTCCCAATAATAACATAAGGATATGCTGTGCCTTGAGGGGCAACAGTATCAAATATCTTATTATTGCCGAGCAAAGTATCAAGCGTGGAGTCTCCAGATAATGTGGAATATAAAGCAGACTGCAGATCGAATGAATGATATCCCATTATTTTATTGATATACCTTTCTTGTTGGATCTGACCTTAACTGGTCTGAATTGGCTTTTAATACTGATTTGGTTTTGTATTTTTTTAGCAAAGAATACTGTATAAACATAAGCCTGAGATTCTTTAGACATAAATGGTCTGTTCATATATAGCTCAAGCCTTTCTGCATATTCGACATTCGTAGAAACCTTTGCACTCATCACTTTCCCTGAAAACCCGGTCGCAGGTGATATTCTTACACTCGAAGCTAACCTTCCCGTATCAATTGCAGGTGGATTACCCTCTGAAGATGCTATATGGATTTTGCCATCATTCTTTTCATATTCTAAACCTGTCTTAGGAGTCATCTGCATGGACTTTAAAATTTCATTTCTAAACGTGTTAGCAATTCTATTGATGTGCCTTTGAGCATTTAGAGTATAAAGCTTGTCTGCTTCCTTAGTATTTCTATCGATATTAGTTGATACTTGCACAGATATTGTCATTGCGCTGTTCCCTCAATTGCTAATATTTCCTGATATTTTCTTCTGCCCTCTTCGATATCTCTGATCTGGGTAATGTTAAAATTCTTAGAATTAAATGTGAGTCTGTGTTTTTCTGTGAGCGCTGAAAAATATCTGATCGTAAATCTATAATTTGATGTGGATCTTAATTGATCACCGAAGATGCTCTCTGATCCAGATAAATTTTCGACCTTAGCCCAAACAGTCGAGGCTGTAGAATAAGAGGTGCTTTGCCCTCCCCCTGCGTCTGTTGATCCACCTAGAGTTTGTAAGACGACTCGGTTTCTCATTTCGCCAACCAATGACACTAAATCATGCCTCCATAATGTGCTGTGCCTCGGTATGGGTTAGTAGACATTTGCCTTATAACGTAGGGTTGTAATAATTGAGTTGCCTGATAAGGAGCTGTCATTCTTTCAGCGCCATCACCTCTATGCTCAAATAACCATGCTGTGTATATCAAACAAGCGTGTTTAATATCATCTGGAACTGCTGTAGTTCCTCCATATCCTGCAACATATTTAATTTCAATAGCGTTAGAAACTCTTAATCCTGTTGGATAGCTTTCTCCATTTCTCAAAACAAATCTCGCAGGAACACCTGCTTTATCCAAATAATATTTACTTGATGCAAAAGTGCTCTCGTTATCTGCATCATCGTAATGTTTCACATTAGTAATTGATGCGACCGGGGATTCTGGTAATAAAATACTTCTTCTAGTTATATCTTGATCGATTCCAACATAACTACCTTCTCTTATTGGGATATCTGCATCATAAACACTGTCGATGGACATGGTCAAAGTTTGTGTTGTTAAACTTCTTGCTGTGTATCTTTTAGCCCAATTATGTGATGCTTTTAATAAAGTAGATATAACACTGTCATCATCTGATCCATCTATCCTCAGCCAATTTTTGACCTCTGCACTAGTTATTGCAAATTCAGACTCTGCTGTTGTTACTGTTAAACCTGCCATGCCATTATTACCTCAATTTAATATATTATGGACTATGATAGCTGATAGAGTAACTACAAACAATATTTCAACTATCGATAATTCTGGACGGAACCATTTAGTTCTCACCTTAGATGGATTAATTAAAATCCAGATGGATATAAACAAAGAAACAAATAATGCTATATCAATCATCTCATCAGTGGGTTTTCTTTTGACTTCATCTCCTCAATGATTGTTTTTAAAACAGCAACTTCGCTTTTTAGATCAGATATATCCTGCTCGATCACCTTAGTGTTTGGGGATGATCTGGATTCAAGTGTGTCTACTCGTTGGATCAACTGCCCTTGAAAAACGAAGAGCGATCCAATAGCTATGGTGCTACCTATCAGTCCTGTGATTATCTTGATATCCAATTTTGCCTGTCCTCGTATGTTTTATTATTATAAATATTCCTTATATCGACGTAACTTTGACTTGTATACGCATCGATATTTCTATCAATTATAACAGGTTGCTTAAATATCTCAGCATTGATCTGGGAATAGCTATCTATTTTGTTATTGGATTCGGACATAACCTTAGCCACTATAAATGAAACTGCTTTTAATCTACCTTCGGTTGTTTTAATCTTTTCATCCACTTTTCTTTGAATATCAGGTATTGAGATCGCCACTGTCGTGCTTTCTGTAGGTGATTCGGGGGTGTTATTAGGCTCATTTGCATCAGAATCGACTGGGTTTTGATCTGGATCTTGATTTAAATCTTGATTTGGACTGGCCGGGGTTTCTTCTGAACTGACCGGGGTTTCTTCTGGAGCCTCGGTTGGTGATTCCACTATTTCCTCAAAAACCTCTGCAATTAACTCAGTATTTTCTTCAGGAATCTGCTCTTCGTATTGTGATTCAACTATATTTGGCTCAGATATTATTTCAGGTGCAACAACTAATGTTTCCTCAATCAATTCCTCTTCTTGTGATATTTGAAATATCTCGAATATTTCAGGTAATTCTGCAACAATTTCCTCGAACACTATCTCCTCAATTATTAAATTTTCAATCTCTTCTGGATTGAACTGCTCTGTCAATTCTATAACTTGCTCTATATTCTCAAAGGTTTGATTTATCTCAGCAGTCTGTATGGCTGATAAAACAGTATCATCGTAAGTCATCGTGACTGAAACATTATCAATATTAGCTCCACCTAATATATTAGGAGCGTTAGAGTCAATTCCAGATATATTGATATTTCCAATATTACTCCCTGATCCTGTGTAAGATAAAGTGTTAGTGAAAATCTCTCCCTCAATCCCGGTCGTTTCTGTTCTGGTTTGTGAGACTGAATTTAATATATTATTACTATCATCTTTGATCTGGAGTCTGATCGTGAATGAGTCTGCATCGCCCCGATTATAAGCCCATCCACCTTCACCACCTTCTCCATTCTGGACTAATATTGCGCTCGATAAACTCACGCCATTATTAAGCATTTGTTGGCTTATTGTGTCACTCGTTAAATTAAAATCCTGTTCAACACTTCCTGCATCACCAAATTCCAGATCATATGATGATCCACAGCAATCGCCTATAACTTGCACATCTCCAGATGTAGTCCATCCATTAGAATTGCCTTGCTCAAATGTTCCATTAGTTACTAGATTCCCGGTCACCTTTACTTCGGATAAGGCAGTCAAAGGTAATATAAGTAAAAGTAGATATCTCATTCTATTTGTGGCTCTGGGATTCTTTGCTCGTTGCTTCCATACACATCTATTGGTTTTAAAGTGACTCTGTGTGCAGAGCAAGATACTAAAAAGATCAAAAATATTAACACCAAGTGTTTCATTTTAGGCTTTGTTTATATCTACGATATTGCTCTACTGGATCATCTGTTGGTTTCTTTCTCTCATAAATAACCTTCATAGCTTCCTCACCAATCACAGACCTGCCATCTTCAGTTAGAACGGGGCAAGGAGTCCCACTTCGATACATTGCGTCAAAAACTTTTGGATCATCACAGAGAATTGATATGGAACTAACTTTCATCCCTACAGCAGATAATTGACGACTGAGCTTTAATCTTTTGCAGTCCTCATCTTGAATAACATAACCACCTCCCGAAAAAGAAAAAGACAATATACTTACCCCAGCTGAAATCACGAGGGAGCATGAATCCTGTGTAAAAACCGACATTGCAGGTGCGCTCGAACTGTTAACTGCAGTTTCCTGATTTGAATTAGTTGTGTTTTGCGTAGAATTGGTTGTGGAATTGGTTTGACCACCTGTGTAGTTATTCGTACTTTCTTGAGAATATCCTCCACTGATACTTGTTTGATCGCCTGATGTGGAAGTGTGATTTATATTATTTGCACCATTATTCGTGGCGTCACCGATCGCCAGATCACAAAAAAGCAGTAATATTAAATATTTTTTCATGATTTTGCTATCGAGCTCCCCATATAAAGCCCTAGAATGCTTATAATCACGTCTTTATGCCATCCGAGAAGTGGTATGCCCTCAACCTCTTTCCATGCGATTTTGGTCGATTCTGTACTGAATATGAGCCAGTCAGATCCAGTTACGATCTCAGATTGAACGTATATAGGGACATCTAAAATTGCAGGTGCAATCATTGGTAGTAAAACTATAGAAAACACGCAGGTTAGCGCAATTATGCGCCTTGTCATCATAAAGAAGGAGTTTGTGTTTGATCTGGATTTATCTTGCTGTTCAGCAATAAATTTCGATTTTTGCATCATCATTTTGAATTGATCCTGTGATGCTTTGGCTTTGCTACCAAGAATTTGGAGTAGACCTCCAAGCATTGAACTTCCTAATAAATTGAAAAGTTCGAACATGTTATTTCCAAACGTTGTAAATTACTGCACAGATACCACCGACCCATGCTATAAAACCTATTACCCCTTTGCTCTTGTTAATTACTGAAGTTAAATCATCGACCTTATTTTCCATCTTGTCCATACGTGTGCTAAGTGAATCTATCTTTACAGCAAGTTGTTCAAGGGTCATTTTCATTAATCTGCTTCTTCTATTGTATTTCCTGCTGATACCCATTCTTGTACATCTTGGTAATCTTGGTTCTTCGTGTCTATTGGTACAAACAT